GTGATATGGAAACTATTGCTCTATTAGAGTATAAAGACCGTGTTCTACATGTTGCTCGTAATGGGGAGATGTATTTATCGATCCCCGCCGAAGATTTAGAAACAGGCGAGTGGGTAGAGCATGAGGTCAATATATGCCGCTACACAGACGACCTAGAGCGTTTTGCGGAAACAGATGAAGATTTATATGCCTTAATTCATTTGTGGTCTGTAGAGCGTGAATACGAGATTTATCACATGAATCCCTGGTGGGAAGTGTGGAACGATGATGTATTGCCAGAGGGTGAAGTACTAGATAGTTTTTATCAGGCTATTGACTGGGCAATTGAATTTATTAAAGACGATGAGAATTGGGAGGCAACAAATGACTAAACGAGAATACTTACGGAGCCTAGGTTTTACCGTAGGCGAACGTGGCAGATTTAATTCTGCCATGAAAATTGAATTAGCTAAGTATGACGGGGTATTTGATGATGATATCAAACCTTTAAAACTAAATAAACTTAAACAGACTAAGCCTATATTGGCTACGGTTAAACCAGGACAAAAGCGGGTCAGGGAGAAGAGGATCCTAGAAGGATATACCAAAGAAGGATATAGGGTAGGATTTGACGGTTGTAGCGAGTGTCATCAGCATATGGTATATTGTACATGTCCAGGTGGTATTCTAGCACCCAGCATAGTAACAGCATCACCCGACACAATTGTGCGGGTAAATAATCCTTGACAAGAGCAGGGGTTATGTGATAAGATGGTTGTCCATAACTAAATAGAGGAGTTACTATGGCTAGTTCAGTAAATAGCAAACTGTTGGATAAGTTCAACGAAGCCCTAAATGACCGTAGGTTCAATCCTAGATTGCTTGGGGCGCACATAGCATTAGACGGCGGTGCAGAGCATAATCAGCAATTCTTTCAAGTGGTGGTAGGTTATCTACAAGCCACAAGTCAGGATTATGTTTATGGCACAACTCACATCACCGAAAATGGTATGTCGCAAGTCGCTTATGAAATGTTAGAAGTGGTGAAAAAATACACGGGCGGGATTTCATAAGTCTTGACTCCTAACTAATCCAATAGTATAATATATACATAGTATAGGGCGTTCAGGTATATCAACCAAGTCCAATTAGTTATATATGCCCCCCAGATTTCGGTAGGTCTGGGGGGTTTACTAATATCCATATATAAATCAAACTTGACAGACATTTGCGGGGCGGAATAGCATATACTATATATAACCATATTACGATCCCCATATAAAAATCTCCACAATTCCCCCGCAAAATTGTCTATATAAATAGTATTACGAACCTTGTCTAAAAATCTCCACAAGATATAGCTAAAATGGTACATTTTATGTAGTTTTACTACAGTTTTGTACAATTTTTAGCCAAAATATGTACAAATTTGATCAAAATACTTGACATTACGATGGGGATATGCATGTCGGTTTATACCAAGCATATCAATTAAGATGTGTATATGTGTATAAATTGTGGATAAGTGTGTAATTAATTGGAGGAAAGTGGAGTAATGTGGAGCATATTACGATTGTTCTAGTATATTCTATTGAATATCAGGTTATATGTCCTTATTGACTATGTATAGTATATATAGTATAGTTATAGTATCTTTGGCAAATCCCGCCAAATTTAGGAGAATAATGACAACCTTTAATAAATTTGAAATAATAGAAATACCAGAATGTCCAGCAGATGATGATGCTTGGGAAAACCATAAAGAATTTGATGCTATGTTAGCTATTAATCGTGTATATGATTTACATAGAGCAGTTGAAGGACCACATGATCATTTAGTATGCTATCATTGTAGTTCTTTTTCAACCCGCCATTTTGTCAATTATCCCTGCTTTACGATTGTAGCAATTGAAGGACAGGAAAATGACTAATAAATTAATTACATCAATTTCAGGCGTTTTTAATAAATGGCGTAGTTTAGATACCGATGATAAGTTCTTTTATTTTCTAACAGGCTTATGGACAGTATATGCGGTAGCTAATTTGATCTTATTTGTTCAATGCATCTGGTGGATGTATCACCATGCTGGATAAATTTAACGCTTTATGTGACAGTTATGAGTTAGAGATATATACTCTTAATGAAGCTATTAATAGAGTGAGAAATGTTCATTTTCCAATTCCCGCCAAATTTGGCAATATAAGTTTGTGTGGATATTGTATTACGATTTATCCTTGTTTAACTATTAGGGAATTAGATAAAGAATAAATACGGCGGTAATTAAACTAAGGGCGGGATTTTCCCGCCCTTTAGCCTTTTATTCCCCTATTCTATCATTATGAATATGAGAATAAAATATTGTTTTGATATCTTGCAGTTCATCGTGAATCCGATCAACCACTTGATTCGTATCCTTTTCTAGAATATGATCTCTATTCATCATCCGTCTATCTTCATCAGCAGCCCGATTAGAACTATTGAGAATCAATCCCGATAATACAATTGCTTCTAATGAAACAATTAGAGTTAATAATCCGAAAGGATAAGGTTCGACTCCACCTAACATCCATGCTGACCACCAAATAATGTGAACAAGCAAGAAAATAGGCTGACCAAACCAGTGACTGATCAAGTCACTTAATGCTTCTGCTTTTTTATTTATTTTGTGCAGAATGTTTTTGATTATAATCACTACCTTTATAGTAATATAGCCACCCTTAGCTTGTGGCTTTAAGTGGCTATATCTATTATATCATCAATGACTAATTAAACATCAAGTCCAATTTTATGTGCCTGTTGCAACATAAGGTCATTAAAGATACGCATGTATTCGCTTATGACAAATACAGTATCGTCTACGCTATTTATGGCTGCTTGGGAAATTTCTTCTTCAGAAAATCTTCCCTCTTCCGCCCACTTTGCGTAGAGATTGTGAGCAACTACGCCCACAATTTCTTCTAATTGGTCAACTGCTAAAGGTACGCTTGCATCCGCCATTATGAACCTCTCTTAATTGCAATTACAGAGTTTCGGTAATTAACAAAGTAATATCTAACATCATCTTCTTCGTGTTCAATTCCAGAGTTATGCATATAAATAATGCTATCGCCAATGTTAATTGGCACTTCATGGAATTTACCAGATGGATCGGTGTATCCTGGTCCAACGCTCACTACTTTTGCAGTAGGCAAAGCTTTGCTTTCATCATAGTCAGAACCAGAAGCAATTACGAGACCAGAGTTAGTTACCTTTTCCTGTTCTTTTTCTTCTACAAGTTCTACGACAATCCAATCATGTGTTGGCTCAAAGTTTGGCATTACTTAACTCCGAAGAATGCTTTAATGCGGTCCCACAGACCTGGCTGAATAGCGTCTACAACGGCTTCTGCGACCTGTGGATTAGCCTGTACTTCTGCTACTACTGCTTTTTCTGCTTTTACTGCAGTATCAGCAACCTTCTTGGCTGTTGTTTTCTTAGCAGGAGTTGCCTTTTTTACTGGCTTATCTTTATTTGTACTATCAGCAATTACGGCTTTCTTTGCTGTTGCCTTTTTCGCTGTGGTGCGATTAGGGTTAGCAGTAGCCTTTGCTTTTGGTGTTTCACTCATCTTTTTCTCCTTTTTGAGTATCTTATATTATATAATTTATTTTGATAAAATGTCAAATGGTTCACCCACATATGGGGTGTATAGAGATGCTGCTTCAAGGGCAACCCTAATCCTTTTTGACGGATCTTTCCACACTTCTGTGGTATATAGAGAGCCAAGTGCTACTGCAGCACCGCTCCCAATAGCATTATAATTACGACCTAATTCAAACATAGCCCAATCTTCATCAAATTCAAATAGGTGTCCACGAAGTCCAATAAGTACTGCAAAGTCTTCCTTTTCTTCCTTTTCGAGACTCATTTCTTGTGCCTGTTTGCGAAATGATGTAACTACAATTCCATTTAAAAAAGCATCTAGTTGTTCAGATGTTTTTAGACTTGCTGGTGGCTTTGGATATTCAAATACATGTTGCATAAGCTTGCCAAACCTAGCACTTCCTGCATAGCCCACAATGTATTCACCCTTTATGAACACTTTGGGTAGATGCATACGACTTACTATACCAGCACCCTCGTCAGTCATTGCCGAGTCCCCGCCCATAAAAACTTTACCTTCTTTTGCTACCGCAACAATACAGGTCATTCAGTTTCACCTAAATCTTTTTCCTGTTTTGTTTTACGAAAAGTACTAATTAACTTTTCAAACTCATCTTCTTCTTGTTGTTTTTGTTGTTCTTGTTGTAAAAGTATCTCAAGAAACGCAACTACATACGCAGTGGACCATTTAATTTCTTCGTTTGAATTACGAATTGAAACAATTTGATTTGTAACTACTGCTGTAAAAGCCATAAACAAAAAACAAATTAAATCTGTTACAACGGACTGACCCTTATTTATTTTATTAATAATATCAAAAATTAAATAAGCAGTTATAGTAAGTCTTATAATCCAACCAGAAATAAAACCAAGTTTATATGATAACATTTTTTACCTCTTCCAAAATTTCATCTGTTGATGTACTATTAATTTTATGAGAAACAACTCCTGCATCCAAAATAAGCATTTGTGGTACAGATTGAATATTGTAGACTTCTAACCAGACTTTATGTATTTCTTCTACATCAACAATGTAATAGTTTCTGTCCTTGTCAATAGTCCCCGCCCTTGCAAATTGTGGTTTAATAAGCTTACAAGGCTGACACCAACTTGCAGTAAAATAAACTACAGATTTACCTTCACGGACTTTTTCCATATCATTTGTTACTTCTAACATTTATACCACCAATTCATTAGCAGATATTTCTCTGCCGTCATATCTTCTTTTTAAAATAAAATCTCTAACATGATCAATACCAAATTGTCTTCCTGCTAAAATAATTACCCATCTTGGCTCAAACCTGCTGTCTATACATGTCTGACACATAAGTAGTTGATGATTTTTTAACAAAGAAGATTGAATTGGATTCAATTGATTCTTAGGTTTATTACAAGAATAACATATCATTAATTTTCCTCTATTTCTGGTATATTGAACTCCTGTATAATATCAAAATCTTCATTTAAGAAAATAGACACATACTGAAATCCATCTTTATTATATTTAATTGTAGAGGCATATGTGCCTTCGGAAACAACTTCTCCATAGACTTCTTCTTCATGCAAAAAAACTATAGTAAATTTAAGACTTTCTTCTTGCACTTCCCGTTGCCCCCTCTAATTCACAACGCACCCCAAATGATTGAACAACTTCTCTCATCATAAGCAGATACTCCATTATATTGACTCTTTGGTCTACTTCAAATTCTAGAATATTGTCTTCGTATACAACCAAAGCTAAATAATTTGGTCTTGTACGAATATCAACAATGACATTTTTGTACGGTGGCTTTATTTCTCTTAAAGCCTTAGCCATCTCTACATTATAAAATATTTTAGTTTTTGGCTCTGGTACAAAATGTTCATCATTTGACAATATTTCTGCCATGAATTTTTTTCAACCTCTTCCATACTGATTCTGTTTTGTGAGCATTGTTTTGTTTATCAACTCTCCCGAGATTCATATAAACTCCGCCCCAAACACCTTTTTCTTTATTTTTTACGCCTTCTGCATAACATTGTTTTGCTACTGGACATACCATACACATTTCATCAATTTGCATAGCAAGTCTTTGATCGTTCTCATAGTAGTCATAAAAATTATTAACATGCATATTGCGACAGGCAGCAAGATGATACCAACGAACATCTTCTTGCATCAATCCTAATGCATCAATAATTTCAGACATACTTTTTTAATACTTTCCAAGTTCCATTATCCGTCATAGGTATCTTGATTGCGTGTCCCCATTTATTATTACGAAACATTCCGTTTTTCTGCATGTATCCATTTTCATTTTCGGTCCATTTAAAAATGTCCCACCCATTCCAAAAAAATCCGATAGATGTATTCTTAGTTACAAAATCATGGGCTTTACCATAATCCAGTTCAACGGTGTTATTTGATTCTTTAGCCACGATGCAATTCTCCTTTATTTTGTTTTACGATTACTTTGGCTTCTTTTTCATTTTTCTTTTGTATATCATCTGCAATAAAATAAAGCAGATTGTTTATATTTGATAGGAGCTCAACAATTACTTCAAACTCCAAATTTTTTTGTTTACTTTTTCTCATCATATTTTACCATTTATACCTTTATTAATCAATTTAATTTATTCATTAATTATCTTAGTTGGGATACCAAATTCTTCCAATAATTTAATACAGTAATAAGAACGCTTATCCCCTTGTGTAGAGAAAATCATTGCATAATCCGCCCCTTTTTCAATCATATTATAATCATTAATAGATTTGTTAAATGGATCTGAAGGTTTGCAAATTTCCTCCCTAACATAGTACCCCTTTTGGCGAAGAAATTTTTCTACCTTGCCTATGTACTCTGTAATCATGTCTTCTAGACCTCTACCACCCGAATGAACAATAGTTATTGTTTTATTTTCTAATTCGGCGTATTTTAAGTCTTCTAACAAAATAGTCATATTACGCATTACATCTCCGTAATTTGACCAATCTTTGCTACCAGCCACTAATATTCTCATATTTCCTTCCTAAAAACCAACAGCGGTCACGGACCGCTGTTAGCCTAATTTTGTTTATTGCTAAACTTTTATTTCATATTTGGAATGCTTGGTGCACCGAATGCTCCACCCCAAATGCTCTTTGTAATTTTTGCATCGTTGATCAAATCTTGTGCAGACTTCTGAACTTTATCATCTTCATCATCATCAGGTTCTGAATCTGAATCATCGTCATCATCTCCTGCTGCTTTTGTCATATCTTCACCATCTGCTGCCATAACTGTACCAGATGAAGCAGGACTTGGTGGAGAAGAATACTCTTTCGTCATCTTCATGCACTTTGTGCAACATTGCTTATCTGCAGAACAGTCATCTCCGCAAGCTTCACAGCATGCTGCTTTCTCAACCTCATCATCTGATTTAGTCATAGGCTTTGCATCTGTATCTGTTGTTTCGTTTCCTGGTTTTGAATTATCTCCATCTCCATTTAAAGGCTTTGCGTCTGTTCCCTGCTGTGGCGCATCTGCGTCAGCCTTTGCTATTGGTGCAGTTTCATTAGAAACATTCACGCTTGAAGCACGACTTACATTTGGCAATCCGCCAAGTGCCTTTTCAAGAGATTTGATAGCTTTTGCTACCTGCTTTGCAGCAACTGTTGGATTTCCATCCAAATTTACTACTTCGGTATCTCCATCAACTTTGTTAATTGGTGCTGTAGCATTTGCTACATCAACCGATGATGCACGACTTACATCTGGCAAATTAGAAATAGCCTTTTCCAAACGCTTCATTGCTTTAGCAATTTTTCTGCGAGCCAGATCTGAGTCCACAGACTTTGTTACTGCAATGTCGCCCTGTGGATCGGGTTCTGTTGTAATTTTATCTGTCATTGTTTTATTTTCACCTTCTTCCCGAATGTAATATTCTACATGAGAATCGTTGTGTAGAGTTTCATTTACACTACTATAATTCCCAATTCCTTTTTTAATGGAATTTAATGTATTCATTTTGTGTCCTACTAAAGTATCAGTAGGCTTTCCATCTTTATAAACTCTAATTAGTACGGCTGGATTATCTTTTGTTCCTGTAATTGTAAAACTAGAATCTGGTACTTTAATACTACCATTTTTCTTTACTTTTACAACTTTTCCACTGGCATTTCCACCACTGGAACCCCAGGAAACCATCTGTCCAACTTTAATTTTTTTAGGAGTTTTTATTGCTTTTGTTAATTCTTCCATAATCATTTTTTTAATTGTATGTTTTACTTTAGATCGGGCAAAAGCATACCCTGCATCCCCGCCCCATAAATCCCAAGCAACCCTGCCTGGGCTTGGGTAGCCCTCTTCTCCAGAATTAAATCCTGTAGCTTTTTTATCTACCTCGTGACGAGAGAAAAAGGAGTACATTCTTTTTACGGTTTTATCAGATAAGGATTCACCGTTTACAATTTGATTTGCTCTGGCATAACCAACTGAAGTTCCACCACGCTTGCCTTCTTCGTGCCATGCGAGTGCTCTTCTTGCTGCAGATTTCATTCCGCTTGTTGGCTTATGTCCTTTGTCTGCCATAATAAAATTCTCCTTTTTAGTTAGGTCCTGCCTCTGTTGTAACAATTGGACCGCCAGCTGGCTGTGAAATTGTCATTGAAGCATCTGAGCCACTACCAATTCCATTTGGGAAACTGTTAAGAGCCACTGCTTCATTTACCCCAAGATCTGTTACGCTAGGAGTAACATCTTTTGCTGGGTCTGATGCGCTTGTTGTTGGTGCAGGATTAGCCGAAGGCTGAACTGCACTTAAATTATCGCTTGCCATTATATTATTTTCACCTCGTTTCATTTAGGGTATAAAAACCCTATCTATATTATACACTAAAATCAATTATTCTACGCTTTTTTCTAGCGTTACCCACATATTTTGGGTTTCTTCAATTAGCAGGGATGCTTCCAGAAGTGTCATTTGCATTAATTCTTCTGGGTCCAACCCAATTTTTTCTGCATATCTCATAAGTTTGTTAATTAACATTAAAAATCTCCATAATCTACCTGTAAGCAAGTTAGTCCAATTGATCTCCACATGTCTACAACACGCTGTCTATCGTCAAATACGGCTACAACATCATAATCTTGTTTAATCTGGTTCTCGTAGATTTCTCTTTTAACTACACCATCTTCTCTGGTATCACCAGATTTACGCATAATTAATTTAACAAATGGGGGACAATACTTACAAAGCCATTCATATGTATCATCAAAGCAGGAATCATCACGGGCAGATACAAAAATTAATCTAAATCCCGCCATCCACATTGATGAAATAACATTAATTACATCATTTTTAGGAGCATCATCTAATACCTTAGAGTAGTCAAATGGGGTTCTGTTGGTTCTTGTAGATACTGTTCCATCAATATCTACAATAATTGCTTTACTTTTCATAATTTATTCTCTTTCAACATTTTAATAACTTGTTCATAGGCATAATTAATTGTTTGTATTCCTACATCGTTTAAATCTTTATATTGCTCAAGATTGTAGATTATCTGTTCCCGCTCATTTTGTCGGGCAACCGTACAACCTTTACATGGGCATGGTGTATTACGATTCCAAGATGGAGTTTGTGATGGACTTGCCAAATCTAACTCCTAATTACTTGATTTATTTTTATCGTTAATTGCCCATCTTTCATCGACAATTTCAAAGGCATACGATTCTAATGACTTTTGATGTTTTTCATAGTGGTGTCCACAAAAATATAGCTCTCCATTTACACCTTTTACAATAACAAATGCCTGTGAACCACAACGGTCACATCTATCTGCAATTAATAATTGACGTTCTTTCAATTCTGTATCTACCATTAGTCAACCCCTAAAACTCTTATTACGGTCTGACATGGATCTCCGCCCTCTTCCCATTCAAGCATTTCTTCTTCTGTCCAATACTGCGTACCACCATCGTGAGTATTACAATATGGATCGCTAATCCAACCCTGAGCAACACCAAACTGAATCCAATCTGCTCGGTCATTCCAATTTTTTAATTCTTGTTCTTCAGTCATTTTTATAATCCTATTCTACATCATCTTCTGGCATAATGCCAGTTTCAGCAAATATTTTTCCTTTTTCACTTATACTAAATCTTGCAGTAAGATTTTCATCATATTCAATATCTACAAGACCAGCCTGGTATAAGTCCATAAGTTCTTCATCAAGCTCTTGTAGAAATACAGAATACATTTCTGGTGCCACTGTTTGTAAAAGATCTAAATCAAACTTGTACATGGGCTGTCCATTTTCTGCATAATCATGAATTTTTGCTGCACCTATGTCAATAAGCCACGACATATACTCGTCAAACTCTTCTTCGGTCATTTTACTTTTCCAACTTTTCAATTAATTCAACAAACTGAACAAAAGCCTCTGCAAATGTTTCATGTTCAGCAGTAATGTCTACAATATGAATTGCATTATTTTTGCCAAAACGCTTATCCAAATAGTTCAAAAATGCTTCTGCATATGCTTTTACAAACTGTTCTGAAGTTGTATACTTGTGGGCTTTACTCTGAATGTCTCCATAAGTAGTTCCCGTTTTTGTTTTATTGGCATACTCATGCCCAAGTTGCGACCATTTATTTTCACTATAACTCATTTTTTATCCTTTGTGGAGATGGGCGGATTTGCACCGCCGTCTTATATGTTTTCAATTATACATTATTACAGTATTTTTGTCTAGAGTTTTATTACTTTATTTTTATGCAAATTTCTGTTCCCAACTAATTGCGAGTCGGCTTGTGGCTTAAGCAGCCAGAGCGAGGGTATTTTGAGATACGCCGTTTATTTTTATTTTATTTTACTGATGTATAAGAGTCTGCATACAATCGAAACTGTTCATCCCCTTATTTAATTTTACCACATTTAGTGCATGAATTGTCAATATATTCATGCTTATGGTTAGCCTTTTTGGGTTTAGGCTTAGGCTCAACCTTTTTTCTTCTACCCCGAATTATTTCATCTTCTGGATCAATCCAGTTTTTCATAACCCTTTAGCTTTCTTATAAATTTCAATAATTGTGTCTGACCACTCATGTATCTTAGTTTGAAGATTGTATTTTTCCATAACAACTTCATAACCTTTTTGTGCTTCCGCCTTTCTTGTGGCGGGATCAAGGTAGGCTTCTAGGTGTTTAATCCATTCTGCTGGCTTATTAGCAATTCTTCCTGCTCCGTCTTGATTAAGTAATTTATATTCTTTTGTTCCAGATGCAATAAATGGGATACCAGACATAGCATATTCAATCCCCTTAAGACTTGACTTTGCTTCATTAAACGGAATCATATCTAATGGGACAAGTCCAACATCCATTGGCAATAAAATATTTCCATAGTTCCAAACATTAGTTCCTGTTACTTCAATTAATCTTTCAGGATCCATTTTTGTTAATTCTGCAAATTGTTTTGGTCTATCCATCAACATTCCTGCGTGATGAAACATTAAGTCATGTTTTTCTAAGAATGGACCAAGTATTCCCTTTAATGTTTCAACATCATGTTGTCTCCATAACATGATTCCAACCCAACCAATAATTGGCTTGTCTCCAGCATTATCAAATCTTTTTACAAATAAACTTGGGTCTACGGAGTTTCTAACAATATAATTATTTGAGTTATACTTACCATAATTATTTGCAAGAAATTCTGTACTATGAATCAGGGCATCTGCGGCACTGTAAGAAGTGTGCATATGGTCACGATTCCAAACAGAACTATTTTTTGGATGGGTAGTTTCAAAAGCAATGTTTGTTTGGGGGAGACCCAAGAACCAATCATCAACATCAATAATTACAACCTGACCAAATTTTCTAGCCTGTTCGATTGTCTCTTTTGCATTTTCCCACATAAATAATTTGATAACAACAACATCTAGTTTGTCAAAAGCTCCTTCTGGATTTAAAATTGGATTACGATTATTTTGTTGTAGTCTTAAAACTGTTGGTGCTACTACAAAACCTTCGCCTTCCTTCCATCCAATTTCTCCACATACTGCTTCGTGCCCAACTGTATTTAAATAATTGGCAACCGACATACATCTAATCCAAGTACAACCACCTGGAGAACCAACATTAAAATCAGCCCAGTCGGAACTGATAAAACCTATTCTCACTTATTTCTCTTTTTCTTTTTATTTAAGTATCGTCTAATTCTTTTTACACGATATTCTTGCAACCAACCATAAAGGTTATTAATTAAAATTGTGCTATATAATACAGATCCAAAAACAAATCCATATTGCTTTGTAATAATTGCATAAGCCAACCACAGTGTTTCAGACAGTATTCCTACTGCCCACCCCCGCCAGTCTTTTTTACCAGCAAGATAAATGCCAAAGCCACCAACACAAGATAGTATCCAAGACCAATATTCGTTATACATCAAAATCCTTTGTTTTAAATATTATACAATAATAACTATTATTTATCAAGGCGTTACATATTTGATGTATGCTGTGTACCAGTTAGCAAAAATTGCAAATTGTGCATCTGACAAACTAATTTGATTAGAACAAACTAACTTATGAAGAGCATTTTCTACCCTATCTTTAGCATGAGCACCATATGTACCATTCCAAGGTTCAGCCCATAGATTTTTAGGGTCTGTTGGATTACCACCCAATTCTAAAGAAATTAAATGATCTTCTTCATATGCTGATGGGTCTGATGTGCCTACTTCTTTTGCATAAGTTTTATATTCATTTGCAAGTTGTTCTAATTTTAAATTAGTTGTATATGAAGATGATGGTCGTATTGTAGAAGTCCAGTTTGACACACAGATAGTTGATTGAATATTTGCCTGTGTTACATCAGGATTTACAGATCCTGGAGTAAATATGTGATTTGGCAAGTATACCTTTTCTCCGTTTTGTGCGGTACTAAATGTAACTCCTGCAAGAATTGCAATTGCTCCAACTGTTCCTACTGTTGCTTTTTTTATATTCATAATTTTTCCTTTCATTACGAGCCTCTTATCCGATTTGAACGGATGACCCTCGCTTTACAAGAGCGATGCTCTACCACTGAGCTAAAGAGGCATTGTGCCAGTTTGCCACGCCATAAATCGTGCGGGGATATATGCAACTGGCTAACATATATCGCTAAATTTATTTTTTAATCGTTATCAAATCTAATTTCTAGACAATCAAAGGGGGTTAAGTCCTTGTCTATTGCCCTAGAAATTGTATACGATGCATCCATATATTCTTCTGACCCAGAATTCCATAGGTTAAAAGTTTCACGAGACACTCTATTTAGCATATTAGATAATTTTCTATTTTTAGCAATTTCATTTCCCAATGCAATTGTTAAATCTCTTTCTTGTTTTGTCATTTTCATTTTTAGTTCCTTTTTTTGATAGTATTTTATTAATTAAAATAGGCATTTTACCTATTGCTCTCCCTCTAGGATTCGAACCTAGAACATTTCAATTAACAGTCGAACGCTCTGCCGTTGAGCTAAGGGAGAATGACCCACCCCTATTTCTAGGGGCGGGCGTTAATTAATACCAACCGAAACGGTAAGAATGACCCAGTGCATTACAGGGACTTCCATACCTTTTCTTAATATAGTTTAGTCCCCATTTAATTTGTACTTGTGGGTCTGTTCTCCATTTCTTTCCAAATTTTGCCATTTTTGAACCTGGCAATGCTTGTGGTATTCCATGTGCACCAGAGGAGTTGTGAGCATTTACTCTCCAACCGCTTTCTCTGTTCCACAATGTTGTTAAACAGGACACTTGCTGTCCACACCAGCCATATTTACTAGACATATATGCTTGAGCAAATCTTTTATTATACATAGGACTGGCATAAGCAACCCGAGTATAACTTCGTGTAGCAGTTGCTACACACCTGTTCTGTCTTTCATTAGCGTTGGCTTGATTCTGGGCTATTGGTAGCGATACAAGAAAACTTGTAAGAAGCGCAATAGCGGGAACCAAAACCTTGGTTTTGAATCGCATTACTTCTAGTATAGTATTATTTTTTAGTTATGTCAAGGATTTGCGCCCATTATTGGATTCGAACCAATGACGCTGAACTTAGAAGATTCACGCTCTATCCCCTGAGCTAAATGGGCATATTTTCTTACTAGATAAATATACCATTCCATACGGTTTTAGTCAAGATATTATTTTGAATATTTTCTGGTTTTTTTGTACGAACACCCAGAGTTTGAACTGCTTTTCTAGCAGGTTTACTATTGTCAATAAATAGGACAACATTGTACTGATTCATAATTTGACGTACTTGTTCGGCTTTCCAAATACCATGAGGATTTGTTGCTCTACCGCCGTGATTTACATCTACAAACTGTTCCATAATAATTTCAGTATATGGAATTCCAAGATCCCGCATTTGTTTTACAGTAAATTCTCGTTCATTTTCTACTCTTGCGGTAAGTAAAATAATCTTTGTAGTTTGTGCTTGATTTTTAAGAAATTCAATTACATTCCAAATAGGTGCATAATCTGGTTCCATAATAATAGTATCATCAATGTCACAAACAATTACAGGCTCATGCATATACTGCTTTAAATCAATGTCTGGTGTTTGATGGGTCATTCTATCCCCAGCCCCACTCAAAAGATGCTTTTAATTGCCAAGCCCAAAATTGATGTTGTGATATTCGGGCTGCAACATCATTGCAGATTCCCTGCTCGTTTAATTCATTTGCTTTATTAAAAAGACTGACTAAACTGTCTAAAACAGTTTGATTAGTTTTGTACAATTCATTTAGCATATCAAATGGCTTTAAATCTAATGTGTCATTAATTTCAACATCAGATAATCTTGCCATATTTACTGCACCAAATGGGGCATATTTGCCAATTTTACGTTGCATCTCTGCATAAAGATCAATAGAGTCAAATACATCTTCATAAATCTCAAGAAAAAATGCGTGGAATTGTTTAAAATGTGGACCTACCACATTCCAGTGATATCCATGTGTTTGAGAATACATTTGAAATGCATTCGCTTGTGCTTTTCTAAGTAAGAGGGCTAAATCATCCATATGTATATTATACCTTATTAACGCTTTTTGGCGTATCCCGTTTTCTTTTTATTCATAGAGCCAGGCATATTATACCCGCCTTTATTTGGACAGGCAGCTTTTCTACCTTCTAGTGCTTTTAGTACTTTGTCGTGGTGCTTTCCCATTATTCTCCTTTTGGTGGTTCTGTGTACAACGCTTCTTGCGTTTTCTTATCTTCAATTCTTTGTATTTGGTGACTTAACCCAATAAAACTTAACAATGTTACAATAATTAAATCATTAGGAATGTCTGGATATTTTTTAACAACATAAGTTGATATAACCGATGCCCATCCGTAAACAATAGTTGGATTGTTACGAAGCAATTTTTTAATTTTTTTCAATAGTTTTACCATAGCTCCCCCTTATTGGTTGCTATAGCCATAGCCACTCTGATTTCCGTAGCCCGCAGTAGGCTTTCCATCACGGTTTGGTGGAGCATTGTATGTTGAAACTGTCCTAGCATCCTGATCTTGTGAGCCAAATACTGGTGAAAGTGAACCTGTCCAGTCCATCAATGTGCCAATACCTTCTTGTTCTGCCAAATTAATACTTGGTGATGGTACTGCTGGAGTTCCATCTTGTTGATTGTTATCCATTATCTTTTCACCGCCCCATTGCCATACATTGGAGCAAAAGCTCCATCCCAAAATGATTGTGTTTTTTCATTTTCTGTTTGTTCTGGACTACCCTTTTCTTCATATCCATCAACTTGTACAGTCAGTGCTTCTAGTGCAGCTTCTGCTTCTTCTTTAGTAGAATATGAACCAAGAACTTGGGCATTATTTTCTTTGCATACCGCCCATAAACCTTGTGCATCTGGTGTATTAAATTCAATATAGAATGGGGTTTTAGCACCATGTCCAAATTGCATTTTTTTAACATCCTTTACATTTGCGTAAAGCGCAGCAAGGTGCGCTTTCGCATCTTCTTTAGTTTTGTGACATCCAACAACTTCGCTTGTTGCATCTAATACAACAGCATAACCAGAACAATCCTTTGCATTATCTGATATGTGCCAAGGCATAATTACGCCTTAAACAAAAAGTCTGGATTAATATCTGTTGTTACATCCCAATGCGAAACTGTATGAACTTCAAAGTGTAGGTGTGGACCAGTTACATGACCTTCAGCACCTGACAGAGCAATCTTTGCGCCCTTCTTTACTTTATCGCCAACCTTAACAAAATCTTTTGAGCAGTGTGCGTAAATTGCCCAGAAATGCTTTCCGTTAACTGTATACTGCACAACTACTTGATGATTTCCAAAGTTTGGACCCCATACCTGACCTACGCCAGCAACAACTCCATCAGCAACTGATAGGATTGGTGTTCCTACTGGAACTGGAAAATCTGCACCCTGATGATGACCAGCCATCCAAATTGAACCTGGCTTGCCGTAAGGCGTTCCGATCTTCCCATTTTTAATTGGTAATGCCATTTTTGCATCATTCCTTTTTTATTATTTTAGCTATCGCTAATTATATTATACCATTTATTGACTATAGACACCTGACGAAAATCCAGCACAAAAATTGCTGAACATCTTAGCCCAACCATAGGCTCTTAACCAAGTAACTACACCATCCTAAGAAGGTGCCTATAGTCTAGTGGGGTATGTTCGACTTGAACGAACGGCTGGCAGATTATGAGTCTGCTGCTCTACCAACTGAGCTAATACCCCTTTAATATTATATAATACTAAAGGATTGTAAAATTGTCAATAAATCTTTGTTCTCCATCATCTGGCAAATCCATAGATAAATACTCTCTAATGTCGTGTGGCATACCTTCAGTTCTTGGAGTTCTAATTACAGAAGGATCCCATTTTTGACGCTCTTCTTCAAATTCTTCTTCTTCTGTTTTGTAATTAGAATAATTATAAATTTGAATTTCTTGATTTAAATTTCTTGGAGTATGAGCAACTGCATTATAAATAGCCCCACATACAGCATCCGATAAGTCTTTAGAACCTTTTCTTGGGTGATCTACTTTATCATTTTTCATAATTCTTAATTGTAAAAGTTCATCAATCAATAACGGGATTTTTGGTCCAACTAACCTTTCTTCTGTTACAACAAGAGCCATATCATCATAATGTTTTTTTGCCACCGATAAAATTTCAGATTTCATTCCATATGCATTCATCTGTTGCATCATGTCATGTGAGTTCCATCGGTCAAAAGTAACAAGTTTAATATTAAATCCACGAGAACGAAGTGATAAAATATAATCCCTAACTTCAGCAAAATCTACGGACTTGGTACTTGTAGGTGTCCACCATCTTACTGCATCTACTATAACTTTAGGAGCAGCATCTTTCATCTGTCCCGCCACTTTCATGGATACCCAATGCTCAACATGTGCCAAGGCTACTGCACAATGGTCGTGTTTTTGTGCCAAGTCCACATGTATAAAATAAGTTTTTTCTTCGTCAGGATGGAAATGATTTTCAAATGCTCCTGTTGTATCCACGCCATTCTTTTGAACAAATGCTGCTTCAATCTTTTCACGAGACTTGAAAAAAGCATCAATAGCTTCTGGTGGCATACAAGCAAAACGAGATAAAGCATCTACTGGATCGGAATAAAAGTCTAGAACAAAATCTTCAATTTTTCTTGTAGGATTAATATCCCAAGTTGGTCTTTTTAGTGCAAAAACTCTTGGGAATTTATAAGAAAGTATATGATCTTCTTCCCAACTAATTGTAAATTTATTTTCTTCTATATCGTCTGGTAAATCCTCATCAATTTTAAAAGTATGTTCTTTTATAACAACTTCTTTTTCTACTACAACTTCATTGTATCTTTGTTGGATATAGTCATTCTTAAATCGGGGAAAAGAAAGAAGAATTAATTTTCCAACATCTGGAAATCGGGAAGATACAGATGCACGATACATCTTGTAGATAGCATCAGCAGTTTTTGCAGAAGCATGACCAGATGTAGATTCAAGTTCAAAACCAGAAATCTCATCTAGAATAACCATGATAACATTATATCCTTCCCAAGATTCTCTTTGAGAGTGACCAGAATGTACGGTAATTGCTTTTGGAAATGCTACGGAAGCAACCTTATCATCATATTTTCCAGCAAACCAAGGTGACTTTTCAATGCGGGTAAGGAAACCTTTAAAGAAAACTCTTTTAGCCTGTTCAGCGTTGATAGCAATATTAATAATATCAATAGCATCGCCAGGTGGCTTTCCAAAATATTTGGCGGGATCTTTAAGACATAACAAAAGATAAACAACATAAGACACAGCAATAGTAGAAACATAATCTTTGCCAGAACCTTTTCCTAATTGAAAAATAACTTCATTACAGGTTTGTTTAGATTTTTTTAAACCTTCAGTTTCACCATAAAGCTTAACTAAAGTTTCTTTTTTATAGACTTGTGTCGAAGCCTTAATCATTGTATATTGAAAATCTGAAAGTGGTGGGAGACCAAGAAAATCTTTACTGGTGACAAATTCTTCAATGCCAACAGGTTTCTCATCAAATTCATCTTCTTCTAATATATTTAGAAAGTCTTCAAAATTAGTCATTTATTGTTACAGGCTCTACCTTACCAGTAACCTCAGTTAATCTTCGGGCTACTTCAAATTTACAATGGTCACAATCAGATGTCACATCTCTTAAAATTTCAATAAGGACTTGTTGTTTACGCTCTGTTTCAATTAGTTGATCTCCTATTTCATTGTTTTCTAGGAGTCCCGCTTTTTGTAACATATCAATTCTTTTTCCCTCGACATCGGCAATAAGTTTTAGAGATTGGGCTTTAATATTTAATTGGTCGTTAACATCTGCTTGCTCTACAGTTTCCCAAGCACGATTAATAATCATAGCATAATGCTGGTCGGCAGCACCTAATGCTTCTTTGGCTCTTTCACGAATAGAGTTGTCGCCCTTGACCAAATTTTTCCAAGTATCTAAATGATCTAAAACTTCAGTTCTTTTAAGACCAAGTTCTCTTGCAATTTGTGTTGGATTGTTGCCTTTTAGCATTTCCTCAACAACAAGATTCATCTGATCAAATTTATCAGCAACTTCTATATCAGACGGCATTTTTCTTTCTCCTGAATTTCTTTGGTTTAACTTTGCCCTTTAGCTCTTCTGTGTAAAAAGACCTATATCCTTCTGGACCAAAACAATCTAGCCAAGAAACCTTTTTTTCTGTATGATATACATATCTTAAAAATTTAAATTGACCACGCTGAAATTTAATTTTAATCTTATCTCCTGGTTCAATTAGGTCTTTACCATGCTGATATGAATATGCTAAATCCCATTTTGGATTTAAATTTAGTGGTGTTTCTTTTTTCTTAGCCATTATCTCCAACCTCCTGCTGTTGGTGCCCAGACCATGCCACCAAATGTTATTTGCCTTTCTACAGGCTGTTCACACTCTTCGCATATCTGGTTATCTCGTTCATCAATGGCTACTATTCTAGCAAAACTTTTTTCGCAAGTCAAGCATTTATAATCGTAGTTTGGCATTATTATCCTTCTTTGTTTCTATTATACACTATTTTTGCTTATTTTGTAGTGCAATTTTTAGTAAAACTAAATAACCAATGATATCATCAATAGCATCTAGCATACCCTCGCCCTCAAAGGATTCGTTATTCTTTACCCTATTTAACTTGTCATCTAGGCGGGCAGACAATTGATCTACTGCATCACCTTTAGCAAAAATACCATTTGGATAGAGTGCTGAATTACCATAAGAAATATTCTTTCTAATTAATAAATCAATAACTTCTACTGCAGCATCTAGAATTAAATCACCTGCTGGTGCCTTTTTTGCTGAATTATATAAATCTTCAAGCTCTTTTTTAGTTGTCATTATCTTTTCTCCCAATACTTAATATCATTTTCTGGATTATTAAATGGATGTGAATATTGTTCATTTCCTGGTTGCCCGCCCCATTTTTCAATAAAGTATGCACGATTTGTTTCAAATTGTTGTGGTGGACAAACGGGATTTCCTGGTTCAAAATTTTGTGTAGCAGAACCAACATGACCAACATTTATATCTGGAAGAATATAATGTTTAAGTCCAGACAATATTAATCTTCTATGCATATCGTTATCTTCAAAATAGGCTGGAATAAAATTCTCATCAAACCATCCAACATTTTCGACAAGTTTCTTTATATCTACAAGGAAACAAAAGAAGTCTGCACCATTTTCTACTGGACCATTACTTACCGTTCCCCCATTTTGATTTGGAGAAACAAGTACTGCATTAGATTTATATTTTATAAAATCATACATTTCTTTAATTGCCCCTGAAGTAAATACAGCATCATCATTTGTAATAAGTGCATAATTATTGCCTAATTCTAAAGATTTTCTCATACCTTCATTCCAAGATGCTGCAACCCCACGATTATTATTCCAATTGTCTAAAATAATTGGTTGAACAATATAATCTACACTAGCCATCATTTCAGCAAAAACTTTAAAATTATTTAAGACGGGTACTATTAAAGATAATGCCATTAAAGCTTCAACCATTCTGGGTGTGCTAGTGTCCACTCTACTGTACGTTGAATTGATTCCTGCAATGGAATTGGCAATTGCCAACCAGTATCTGTGATCTTAGTTCCGTCAAGTGCATAGCGCAAATCGTGTCCTGGGCGAGATGAATGAAAATCTTCTAGTTCATAGTTCAATGGCTTGCCAACCGCATCTGCAATCATTTGAGCCATCTCAAGATTGTCTACTTCACGCTCACCAACAATGTGGAATCTTTCTGGAGTATCTGCTTCACCATAAAGTGGGAAATCCTGATTAAGAACATGAAGCAATCCATCTGCCTGATTACGAGCATGAAGATAAAAGCGACTTCCAATTTCTCCTGTTGGAGATGCATGAATTTTCATCAATTCTCCATTTAACACACGCTTAATTGTCATTGGCATAAATTTTTCTGTGTCCTGCGTTTCGCCAATAATGTTCATAGTGTTAGTAATAGCCAACGGAATTCCGTATGTTCGCCAATAAGAGAACGCAATATCTTCTTGTGCAGCTTTTGATGCAGAATATGGATTACTTGGGAAATGCTGGTCAACCCACTCACGATGTGCATAACCTGCTGGTGCTGGACCATAAACTTCATCTGTGGAAACCTGAAGAAATTTTTCTGGCTGTGCAATTCTAGCCCAATCAAGCAGGTGACAAATCAAAGATACATTATTAATAATAAATGGTGCAGGGTATTCGATACTGCGATCTACATGGCTCTCGGAAGCTACGTTAATTACATAGTCAATCTTGCCAAACTCGTGTGCTGTTACTACCGAAATTGGTGCAGTAAAGTCACAACGAATAACCTTAACACGCTTGTAGGCATCTTCAATACCTTCACAAGCAACACGAATTCTATCTGTAATACCTTTGTGAGTAAATGTGGTTGGACAAACTACTTGCCAATCCGTATTTATTAAAATATGTCGTAGCACATGACTACCTACAAAGCCCGAAGCTCCAGTGAGTAATACTCTTTTCATTTTATCTCCTTGTTTAGTGTATTCATTATAGCAAATGTTTTTTTATAATGATAGTTTTTTATAACCATTCTTTATTCTGTAAGGTCCATTTAATTGTACGATCTAAAGACTCTTCAAATGAAATTGGTGGTTTCCATCCAGTATTTATAAGTTTTTCCCCGTCTAGTGAATATCTCAATCCATATCCAGGTCTTACAGAATCAATATCAATAATCTCATAGTCAAAAACCTCACCCATAGACTTAGAAATTATCTCAACCAACTCTAAGTTAGTTGTTTCTTTATCACCAACAACATGAAATTTTGCTGGTTTCTCGGACTCTCCATATAGGGGAGCGGGTAAACTTAAAATATGAAGAATTGCATCTGCTTGATTTCTAGCATGAATATAATATCTTCCTCCAGTTTTACCATCTTTAGATCCATGTATTTGAATCTTATTCTTTGAAAGTATATTATTTATAATTTTAACAAAAAACTTATCCTTAGTAATTGTTTCTCCAATTAAATTCATAGTGTTAACAATTACTACTGGTATTCCATATGTCCTCCAGTAAGCGAAGCAGATTGATTCCTGAGATGCTTTACCAGCAGAATAAGGAGTACTTGGAAGATATGGAGATATCCATTCTTTATGCGAATATCCTTCTGCTGCTGGACCATAAACCTCATCTGAAGAAACCTGAATAAATTTTTTAATAGGGTTTTTCCTAGCCCATTCTAACAAATTACACATTAAAAGTACATTATTTTGAATAGAAAATACTGGATTATCAATTGATTCATTAACACTGCTATGACTAGCTACATTAATTACATAGTCAATACTACCAATTTCTTTAGATAAATCTTCAGATATTTTTTCTGATAAATTATGTCTGATTAACTTTATTCTCTCAAAAGATTCATCATAACCTTTTACTGATAATTCAATCCTTTTTGGTATTCTTGAATGGTTCTTGTTGATTAAACATACTAATTCCCAATCAGTATTTATTAGAAGGTGTCTTATAACATGACTTCCTAAAAATCCTGATGCTCCAGTAATTAGTATTTTTTTCATTATGACAACTCAGCATATTTCTGTAAAATTTCAGTAGAATCTAGGTATTCTCTTTGTGTATGGAAAGAGAAATGAACTGCAATTGGTCCACCATAAATCATACTTGGTCTTTCTAGTATTCTTGGGGCTTCACAAGAAACATAATCTTCCTCATCTGGTTTAAATTCAAGATTTTTAATATCTTTACCAAACCAAGCTAAAGAGTTAATAGACACTCTTTCATAATTATATAATGACCACTTACCAAACTTATACTTATCTAGGTCATTATTTTTGATATCTTTAATAAATTCATTGTGTCTAAGTTCAGCATGACTTCCATCCAAAACTCCATAATGATCAAAACAGTTATACTCAATTTTATTTTCAAAGTTGAAGCATCCTAAACGCTGATGGATATAGTCTGTGACAGAGTTATTGATAATATTTGGATAAATAAATAGCGGTTCTGGGTTATTAATTCTGAATTCAATTAAATTCTTAAAGAAATTTTCTTCCAGCCAGACAACATCATCGTCAAGTCTGATATAAAGTGTATTTTCATCTTTACAATTATCCCAGAATCTGTATAATTCGAAATTCTGATCAGTAATTCTGGGTGTTGGATTATCGGAAACAGTTTTGTCTAATGTAACTTTTTCATGTGTAAGACTCATCTCAACCATCCACATAATGTCACTTGAATTGCTAGAATTAACCCATAATCTAATTTCATCTAATAAATCATATTCTTTCATCACATGCTTAAAAAGAATTTCCATATAATGCCTACGACCAGCAGGAATTGTTAGAACTACTTTAGGTTTATTATTTACTTTATTTATAATTTTTATCCCTTTCGTTTATAAATTTAAATTTACTTAATGCAGAAGCCATAACTACATGCATATCCATATACTTGTATTCTGCTAATCTTCCCCCAAAAATAATATTTTCTATTTTTTTTGATTTTTCTCTATATAAAGAAAAAATTTTTTGATTTTTTTCATCATTAACTGGATAATATGGCATCATTCCTTTTTTATACTTGGCGGGATATTCATAAGTAATAACAGTTTTTTTAGAATGACTTTTTTCAAAATGCTTGTGCTCAATGCATCTTGTATATTCTGCAGAGTTATCACACAAATTAACTAAAGCATTTCCCTGGTGATTTTCTTTATCTAAAATTTGATTCTCAAACTTTAATGATCTGTATTCTAATTCTCCAAATTCATAGTCAAAAAATTCATCAATGCATCCAGTGTACACTATTTTATCTGCAAGACTATCAAAATATTCTCTATCAGAAAAATAATCAGTATTTAATCTAACTTCAATGCCGTCAAGCATCTTTTCAAACATTTGGGTATATCCCCCAATTGGAATACCTTGATATCTATCGTTGTAGTAATTATTGTCAAATGTAAATCTTACTGGAAGTCTTTTAATAATAAATGCAGGAAGTTCTTTGGGATCTCTACCCCATTGCTTAGTTGTATAAGGTTTAATTAACTTTTCATATATATCTTTTCCAACTAATGATAATGCTTGTTCTTCTAAATTTGTTGGCTCGCCATGAAATTTTTGACCATTAATAATATCTTGAGCTTCTTGAGGATCTACGGTTCCCCACATTTCATAAAAAGTATTCATGTTAAATGGCAATGAATACATTTTACCATTATTCATTGCCTTAACATTAGTCACATAATTGTTAAAATCTGCAAATTGATTTGCAAAATCCCAGATATCCTTATTGTTTGTGTGAAAAATATGTGGTCCATACATGTGGACATTAATTCCTTCAATATTTTTAGTGTAACAATTTCCACCAATATGATCACGTTTATCAATAATCAAGCAGTTCTTTCCATTTTTTTTTGCAATATTAGCAAAAGTTATGCCAAACAAGCCACTGCCGACAATCAGATAGTCATACTTCATTATAATCCTTAAGGTTAAATAACATTATATCATATTATTTTTTTATTTGTAAATGTTACAAATTTGTAGTTGGGCTATTTCCATGTTGTCCCCAATTAGATTTATATTTATATAAATCCAATCTAGCATGATATTCAATTATCCTGGGAGTCTCTGTTTGATAAAAATTTTCTACTCCAATTATTTGAACATCTGGTAAATGCATATTGCAAATACCTGTTGGAGAATCAACGGTCATCCATAAGAGGGAATCTTCTTCAATAATTTGTTTATTTTTCATAGCAATTAATGATTCTATAGAATCATTTTCATTTTTATAAGTTAAAATAAAATCTTTATGTTTTTTTAGATAAGAATAATTATAAATTCCAATGTTCATTGATGGTTTATTTCTCAAAGCAATTTTTTGATAATTAAAAATATCATTTGCGTATAATAAATTTTTGAAGTTTAATCCTACACTACAGGTATCATGCATCATAAACCAGTAATCAAAATTTATTTCATTCTCTACAATATCAATTAATGCCGTAAAGTCAATAGAGTTATGATTTGTTTTTATGTAATTTATTCCCTCATAATTATTAACAGATCTAACTTTATGCCCTCCCTCAAATATATAAATATCTGATTTTTCAATTCCTGCATTTAATAAAGATGGAATGACTATTGGTAAAGTTTTATTGCTAAAATTATTTACTGTGTTTATTGCAATTTTTATTTTCATTACAACTCTAACCTTCTTTTCATTTCATTACTTGAGAATGACCACTGGGGTGGAACTTGAGATAAATAATATTTGTATTCATCTTTTGTCATTGGTGGATTATAATACCACCCATAATGTTGTGCAGTAAAATTACCACCAATTCTTGCACATCTATCTTTGACCTGCATAGGCTCATCATACGGAGTAAAAAACTTTTTATTAACTAAGCAAAATGTTGTGTCAATTGCTGCAAGATAAATCGGGTCTGCTGTTTTAGTAAAACCAATTTGATTAGCATAGAATTGTTTTTCCCACTGATACATTGTAACATTTTGTGCAAACATAATATCTTTTATGTTTGAACTACCTTTTAAACTTTCCATTTCAATATCTAAGGCAAATCCAACCTTGTACATAGAATATTGTTCAGAAACATCTAAAAGAATTTCAACAAAATTATGTGGAATATTGGGATTGATACCAATATCTGGGTCGGTTAAAATAAACTTTTCTGGCAACCAATTAAATAAATCTTTATTCTTGTAATATTCCCTTGGACCATCATTGGTAAATTTTTTAACAACATGGCACCCAAACTTTTTTGCAGCATGATTTAACATTTCCTGCATTATTGGACTTTTTGAAAAATTATCTAAAATAATAATATCTTCATACTCAAATCCATAGAGCCTCAACTGCTCTATCATATTACACATATATGTTGGGTTATTAAATGTTGGAATGATTACTGGAAGTTCAGGACTTTTAGCTTCTTTAACCATTTGTCTAATTGTATTATAAATCATTATTAAAATTCCTAATCTTTTCTATATCTAAATGCTTATTATCATTCATGTAATTAGTAAAGTTTTGTTGATCAATCATCATTTTATTTGAAATTTCATTTGATATGTGATCGTGACTATCCTTACCAACAGTAGGATGCATATGTTCCATAATAGTGTGAGGAAAGTATTGTAATTGACCAACTTCTCTTACAATGTCCATCCAATAATTATCAAAATAATTATGTTCTAGGGCGGGGCATCCAAAAAATCCCACCGCTTTAATCATATTGCTAGTAATACATGGGTGAGTTGCTAAGTTTTCTCCATGCACAAAATCATTAGCGTAAGCTAAACCATAGTCTACATTTGACAGAAATTCAATAAAATTAGATTCCCAACTTGTTCTAAAAATAATATCATCACCGATAAAAGCAACATACTTATATTTTTCCGCTAAATCCACAGAGATAGAATTAATTTTTTGCATAAGAGTTATTCCAGCATCGGCAAAATGAATATGTAAAACGTACTCAGGAATGTTTTCAAATAAAACCTTATAGTTTTCAATGTCATCATAATCAACAATAATATAAACATCTGATAAGCCTTCTGTAAAAAGTTTATATGATTCTAGACAACGCATTAATCTTGCTGACCTGCCTGTGCCAGCATCACGAACTGGAAGAACTACTGCAATTTTATCTTTCATTAACGCTTCCTAATTAAACCAAACTTTTCTAAGTATCTTTGGATAGTCATATGACTACAACCAGCCTCTTTTGCTATTTCAACAATGTTCTTGCGCTGAACTACATATCTATTGTATAGCCAATCACGGGATTCATAAAGCTTTGCCATTACTCTCCCGCCATTTCATTTACCGCATACCATGCAATGCCTGTAGCATCTGCAACATTATCATTGGTGGTATTGATTCCAAGACCTGAAACAAAGTCAATTGTTCTTTGTTTTCTTTTTTCTCTAATCTTTCCTTTGTACCAATTGTCTGACTTCCCTGGGAACTCATCTCTGACCGCCTTCTTTTCTGCTGTTGTAAAATTCTTATTTCCAATAAAAGACTGCCAAGTAATGGGGTGAACCTCTTTGACAATCACCCCATCGTGAATAAGTTCTCCAAGAATTGCTCCAAACACATAAGCCATTTTAAGACCAGTTTGTGCCGATCTAACCATAACTGCTGCCTCAAGTGCTATAAAATCATAGTCTAATTCGGCTACAAATGCATGAACTTTTCTCTTCGCATCTAATATTCTATCATATATTGTACTTCCTGTAAAAGTAATTTCACCCCATTGAATTGGTTTTTTACCATCCATCAGGCAAAAAGCAATGGTATTTGTACTAGCATCAATTCCTAGAACTTTATGATGGGTCTTTTTTAATTTAGCTAGAGACATTTTTCACCATATTTATTAATTGTTTTCTTTCAGCCTCTTTTTCATTAGCTACACACCCATTACAAATACTAGAATCATTATATCTACTAAGCCTAGTATTACAATCTTTGTTTTTACAAATTCTTACTTTTCCTGCAAGTCTTTCTTTTTTTTCATAATATTTCTGTTTAATTTTATAATTAGTAGCTTCTTTACAACAATCATCCGAACAGTATTTCATATTATGAGTTTTTGGTTCAAATTCTTTTTTGCATCCAATATTTGCACAAATCATTTAGGCGGTACCATCGCTTCAATTTCAACTTCACCCTCATCAAGTTCTTTCCAGCATACTTTTTTAACTGGACAATATTTGCAAGCTGATTGTGTTTTAGTAAATGGGCGATTAGGAAGGGTCTGTGCTTGCCAATTAGCATATACTTTTCTTAACCAATCCCAAGCATCATCTATAATCTTTGTATTTCTCTCGTTCATATTAATTGGAATAATTAAAAACTCTTGAGTATCTTTATTTTCATAATAAAAGAACCCTTGTTTAATTTCACGATTTTTCATATAAGATAATAACTGTAGTTGATGATAACCTGGAGCAGACATCGATGCTTGACGAAGTGCATATCCCTCAGACTTAATAGTCTTAATTTCTCCTGCAACATCTTCGCCATTCCATTCAACAAGAGCATCCATAAATCCACGAATGGGCGGATCTTCATTAAGAATCTCAGTTTCGGTTTCTTTTAAGATGCCTGTCTTTCCCATAACCTTTTGAATTCTATCATGTGCTGCTGTACCATTATCCATATTGGCTCTAGCCATAGCATCAAAATTATCATCAAATTCTGCACCATCAAAGGCTATGAACCAGTATCTAGCACAATTGCCATGACCATATCCAATTGTAGAAGGACTAAATGTTTTCTTTTGCGTAAAAGAATCTTTTTTATTATCTGAAACATATGCTTCTTCAACCATTTTAGCAAAGGCGTGTGGGTCAAATCCGCCATCTTGTACCTTTTGAAATTTTAAATTGCCAATAATATTTCTACCCATCAAACACCAAACCTTGCCATATATTTAACTGCATCTACAAGTTTGTCTATAGCATCTGAAACTGTGTAATAAACATTTTTCTTTTTAGAAGAGTCCCCACCCTTTTCAAATGTTGTGTAGTATCTTGAAAGCATTGCAAATTTTACTGCTAAAGCCTGTAGCCTTACAATTAATTCTGGTGCTTTACCAGCAGGAACATCTGGTTTCATAATTAATTTAATAATTAAATCCAAAGCTTCATCTAAGTCTGGATCATTCATAAATTCTTTCATTTCATTAAACTCAGTCACCTGACTGATATCTTCTAATATACTATTGCTCATTTTTTTCCTCTATATAACGAATAACATTTATAATGCAATTAACAACAACACCAATCATAATAATTAAATCAATCACTTTCATGATGTACCTCCCAACATTCCGCTAATTGCTCTAACAATTCCCATTCAATTACCGCAAGTCTGGTTTTTGAATTATCTTTTCCAAGAATTAATTTAAGTAATGGGAATTTTTCTCTACTAACCTTAAAAGTATCTGTACAAATTTTTGCCCACATACTTGGTGTAATTGATATTGATTTTTCATATTCTTTATAATCAACAACGAACATAGACCAAGTAGCATCGCCCTTTTGGTACTTCCCCCGACCAGAATTTTTCTGCAATTTTGCACCATCTCTTTTTGCCTCTGACCTTTCAGACATTACCCCAACCTAATAGAAGATCTATGACCTTCTGGGCAGAACCAATAAATCTCAAGTTGCTTTTCGTTAAAGTGCGCTATTAAAGTATGCTTTTCACAAGTCTGACAACCATAGTTTCCATCTAATTGTTCATCGTCTGGATTAATTTCTGGTAACTCATCATTTAAAAAATCATCAAATTTTGTCATAAATCTTCTCTCTAATCTTTTCTACAACATCAGGATTATTACGCAGATATTCTACTGCTTTAGCACGACCCTGAAGTCTTTCTTCTTCTACTGTATACCACGCACCACCTCGTTGAACAATACCCATCATTTCTGCAACATCAAGGACTTCGCCAACTAAATCGACTCCGAGTGATTCTCCCTGATAATAGAAATCGTACTGTCCAGATAAATTGGGCGGTCCGAGTTTGTTGTAATCAACAATCCAATTGACTGGTCTTCCCACTTTTTGTTCAATAATCTTGTCACCAACTTTAACGCCAGATTTAATAGCATTAGCCTCAGCTTCTGATGACCAAAGCTTAATGACGGTACTACTAAAAAATTTGACCGCCATTCCTCCTGTTGGTATGTGGCTCGCATGCATAGATCCAAATTGATTTCTTTGCTGAGAGATAAGAACCAATAATGTATTTTTGTTTGCATAATTTAACATCTTGACCGCATGGGTCATATCCTTTGCTTCTGCACCAATTTGTTTGGTGTCTTGTAAGTCTTTCAACTCGCTACCATCTTTTTCAAAATAGATGGCTGGAAGTAATGCGGAAATAGAATCAACAACGATTAAATCTACTCCAGCATCCATAAGTTGAACAGCAACATCAACCATATCGTTAATTGTTTTTGCTGGGGAATAAATTAATGTAGATGAATCTACACCAAGTTTTTCTGCCCATGCTGCTGAATAAGATGCTTCTGCATCAATCCAGGCACAAGTCTTTCCATTTTTTTGCGCTTCAGCAATCATCTGCAAACAAAATGATGATTTACCTGCCGACTTATTTCCCCAAATAAGAACTTGTCGACCATATCCAAACCCACCCTTAAGGGCTAGATTTAATCCGATGCTTGGTGTTTGCTGTTTTTGTACGTCTACTTCTGTTGCTAACTGTACCCTTTGTCTTGTTTTTGGATCCAGTTTTGCTAGAATCTCTTCTGCTACCAGTGTCATTTAAACTCTCTTCTAATATAATTGCCAGCTCTTTCATCCATTTTGAGCGACTGGTGCTCAGTCTATCTATCAATGCTAGGATAGACTCTCTGTCTTTAGTTTTAATAACTAGAAGGTACTCTTCTTCGATACCCTCTAAGATGTAGGCATCCATTACCTACATTATACCATTTATGCAAGGTTTCCATGCATTTTGGGTCTAGATTTATTTTTTTCCATCTTTTTGTTATAAATATCGTCTAAAGATGACTCTACCCACCCAGATAATTTTGCTCCCTGATAAAAGTCAAGCAGTCGGATAAGGACATCTGCAATTTCTTCAACAATTTTTTCTTCGCCCTGTTGCTTACGCATAGCCTCTAGCACCTCGCTAATTTCCGAATGTACCAAAGCTAATTTAGCAAGCATAAAATCAATGTCTTGCTTTGGCTTGGGCTTGTTTTTACCTAAGAATTTTTTGTCATATAGTTTATCCCAAAAACCTTTAGACAAAGATACTTCGTGGATATCTTTTGCAAGTTTATTCAGCAATTTCTTCTTCCTCTACTTCACTTAAGTCGACAAGACCGATTGTGATCTTCCCATCTTCTGTAGGTGCAACTGAAATTGCATATTGTGAATAATTTTCTAGTAGTGCTCCTTGCTCCATTTCAATGGGACCAGCAATTGCAAGCACTGCTGCCAAAATTTGTTCTAAACCTAATTGAACTTCTGGTGTGTTTTCTTCTGTCATAATATTTCCTTTACAAATATAGTTTTATCATCTATTTTAATTAGTGGCTCACAAACAGAACCCGCTCTCATTTTTCCTAAAGCTTTTGCATACAAGGTTGGAAAAACAAGAACACGCTGTAAATTCTTATCTTTATCTGATAAAATAATATGAGCCATCATTTTGTTTTGTTTTGTTTTATATGGTGTAAAATCCACCACTAATCTTTTTTCTTCTGGAATGTTAATTTTATCCCGATGTAACCACTGAACAAATGTATCGTCTGCTTTCTTATTAACAACATCATCTATTGTAACATATCTATGAATTCTATTGTCTCCCACCAAAAAGAAATACATATTACCAGTTTCAATCTGGGTATTTTCAGAGTGGAAAATTCCAATTGTACCTGTATCATCTACAAGTTCTACACGGCTCCATCCCTTGCCCTTTTTGATAGAGCGAACCATAGCCATAAGAACATAGCAACCCTCTTCAAGAAATTCCTCTAGTGGATTAATCTGAGATTTAATAAAAGGTGTAACGCCTTGAATATCAAACTTGGGTATTGTTAAATACTCATAAAGATTTTCAGATTCTTTTCCTGTTCTTGGATTATCGTCAAAGGCAGCACCGCCGATTGCATTTAAAGATTCTATTGCACGACTACTAATTCCGCTACCCTTTGCTTGAGATACTTCTAATAAATGAGCATAACTTTTATAAGGCTGGTTAGCAATAATTTTTGAAGAAATACTGTCGGAGATATATTTAATATCACTTAATCCAAATCGGATGGAATTTCCCTGAATGCTAAATCCTGCTCTTGATTCGTTAACATGTGGTAAAAGAACTTTGATTCCCAATCGCTTTGCTTCCAATAGGTATTCTGTTCTGGCATCTTTATCTTTTTCATTTTTAAGAATGGAATAGATAAACTCAAGCGGATAATAATGCTTAAGCCAAGCAGTCCAATAGGAAAGCATAGAATAAGCAACAGCGTGGGAACGGTTAAAAGAGTAACCAGCATGAGCTTCAAAGTCGTGCCACAGATGTTCAGCATCTTCTTTGCTAATGTTTTTAATTGCACCTTCAATAAACTTGTCTCTAAATAGATCAAATTCACGAGCATCCTTTTTCTTACCAATAATTTTACGGACTTTATCAGCTTCCGCCCAAGTCATACCACCTAAATAAACACAGGCTTGCATAACTTGCTCTTGATAAATGATAACACCATATGTATTTTTTGTAAAGTCCTGCATAATTGGATGAACATATTCAACCATTTCAGTACCACGCTTACGACCTACATATGCAGCACCTACAGTATTCATAGCACCTGGTCGTACAAGAGCGTTTGATGCAACAAGGTCTTCAAATTTATCTACACCCATTTTGATAAGCAAGTTGGTATAAGGTGTTGCTTCTGCTTGAAAAACGCCCCTTGTAAAACCATTTGATAAATCTTTAAAAATTTCAGGGTCGTCTAATGACAATGAATGTAAATCAATTTCTTTTCCTGTATTAATCTTAATTGTATCTACGGTATCTTTAATAACTGATAAAGCTTTTAGACCTAGTGCATCAAGTTTAATCAATCCAATATCTGCAGCCTGTTCCATATCATAACCTACTACTGGAATGCGACCAGATACTGATTCATCTGGATCTTTTCTTGTTTCAATTGGCACATAATTAGATATGGGCTGATTGGCAACAACAACACCAGCAGCATGCATACCTACGGCACGAATTTTACCACGAAGTAAAGATGCATACTTCATAACCTCTGGATACTTCTCTCTGAACCAAGCTGCATTCGGATTAGATTCTAAGTCTTCAAATGTTTCAATGCCTTTTAGAGCCTTATTGATTTCACCTAGTGGCACACCAAATGTTCTACCCACATCTCGTACAACACCTTTATCTTTAAAATATTGGAATGTGGAAATAGATGCAACATTCTTAAACTTAGTACGAAGATATTCTTTAACTTCCCCTCGCCGTCTATCCATAAAGTCGGTATCAATATCTGGGAAGTCGTTACGCTCTGGGTTAATAAAACGGAAAAACAATAAATTATACTTAATTGGATCTACATCTGTAATACCAAGTAAATAACAAACCAAACTACCAGCAGCGGAGCCACGACCAGGACCAACCATAATGTCTTGCGACTTTGCCCAACCAACCATATCAGCAACGACAAGAAAATAAGATGCAAAATCCTTTTCCTTGATAACATAAAGTTCTTCCTCCAATCTTTCCGAATAGTCTGTTCCATATGCCGTATCTAATACAGCAAGATTTTCTAATGCCTCTTCACATAATTTACGCAACTCATCATTAGCATCATTCTTAGGTTTTGGCAACAATTCCAAACCTTCATAAAATTCATACTCGCCAATCTTGGCTTCAATCTCTAAAGTATTATCATAAATATCTGTACGAGTAACACCTTGTTTTTGCATAGATTTTTCAATCTCATCTCGCCCCTGAATATACACATCAATTTCTTCAAATGAAATGGGGCGGTCTGGATAAAGATGATTTAATCGCTCAAAGATATTCTTAAACTTTTTGCCAGACTCGTATGTTGCATCTTTGCTCATATTTGGCTTAGTAGAAATAATAAGTAGGATTTCTTCCAAAGCCCGCTGTTCTGGTGAATCAAAGTGTGCATCGGATGTTACTACTGGCTTCACATCAAATTCATCGGCAAGCATTAATAAATTATGATTTAGGTCGGCAGGATTATGAGCCTGAATTTCAATATAAAAATCATCATTAAATCTATTCTTAAACCAGCGTACATATTCACGGGCTTTTTCCATATCCCCACGCTCAATTGCTTTAGAGATAAGACCATTCATACAACCAGAAATAACAATAATTCCATCGCCATAATCATTTAATAATTCCATATCAATGCGTGGCTTATGGTAGTACCCTTCTGTCCAAGCAATTTCTGACATAGCTTGAAGATTTTTTAACCCATCTTGATCTTTGGCTAAAAGAATAATATGATTATAAACAGATGTATTATCATCACGCTTTTTCACATCACGCTTGTCAAATCTATCTGTGGCAGAAATGTATGCTTCAAGACCTAGAATTGGCTTCATGCCTAATTCTTTTGCAGCAATTTGCATATCTCGGTGAGATGATAATGTACCATGATCGGTAATAGCCATAGCAGTTTGCTTTAATTTCTTTCCAACAGACAACAATTCATGTGGGGTACAAAGACCATCCATCAAACTGTAGTGGCTATGAACATGCAAATGTACAAAATCAGTCATTAAAATTCCTCGTTATTAATTAATTTATGTGTAAACCAATAGTAGTTGCAACGCTCACAACATACATTGTTGCGGATTTTCTTAGAGTCCCGCTGAAATTCAAAATAGTATTCTGGGTCTTTGTTATACAAATTGCCACGATGAGTAATCTCAATCTTTGTAGCAATTGATTCATCTACCATCCAAGGTGGAACTACAAGATTATCTCCACGATCCCAGTTAGATTCGTGCAGTTCTTCAATTGCTGTCCAATTCTTTTCGGTTGCAATACCACGCTTCTTGCATTCACGCATAATGGCATAAAGATATTTATATAACATGTTTTCATGGTTACGCCACATACGAGTAGCTGGATGGTTTACCCAACCCTTAGTGCGACCCATAAGAGCTGCATAAATTTGACGACCCTCAAGCAATTGCTTGTTAAGTCTTTTGTTATCTAAAACTTGTGCAGACAAATCAAAATTATAAACATAAGGTAAAAAAGTTTGCATTATTATCCAATCATTGTGCTAGGGGACCAGTATAGCACCAGCCCCCTAGACTTGTCAATGAAAATATTACCACTCAACTGATGATGTAGTGGTAGCACTTTCTTCAGAGGAGCGACCAAGATAAAAATCTTCCTGCTCGGCGTATGATACGTCACGAACAGCGACCTTTTCAAGATCCAGTAGTTCATACTTATCAAAATCAATTTCTTCTGTTTGTGCTGTTGGCAACGGAATAATGCTATAACTTGTCTCAGTCTTTTCACCTGTACGCTTCAAACGCCAGACAACATTAGAAATGCTACCTGTTTCTCCTGCGTACTGAATAATTTCTGGAGTTGCAGACTTTGCGCCTGAACCCTGTGAAAAGATTGCAACATATGGCTCTTCAGAACCATCGTCAACAAGGATGTTAATGTAAAGACGGCTCTTGCCTTTCCATCCAGCCTTTGGGTCACGGCGGTGCATTTCGCAACCAAAGCAACGACCCTGATCTTCAATGCTACAAAGAGCCTTACGGCGATAGTCGGCAGGGTTTGTATGCTCAACGGCAATAAAACCTAGACCTGCTTTTTCTTTGTATTCTGGTGAATCTGGGTCAAGTTCCTGTAGGAAGCGAATCTTTACGCTCTGACCATCGTTGAGCTTTAGCCAACGACCCTTTTGTGTTTCTGAATGTGATGTAGGCTTATCCAAAGCCTGGTTTAGTGCTGTTAGACCTTTTACGAGTCCCATAATATATTCTCCTAAATGTAATGGGCTATATTTTGCCCTGTGTTTTTTGTTATACCAATGCGTATTCGTAATGCGGAACTGCATTGATGATGCATTGTCGAATTTCTTCTGGAGTTAATTCCCCTGCATCTTTTGCATCATGTGGATATATCATACCATAATTATACGAACTCCACAAGAGATTTTTATTATTTAATTTTTCAGCAATATTATTGCCTAATTTACGACCTGCTTCATCATTATCTGTCATAATAATAATGGTAGATGAATATCTATTTAATAATTGAACTTGTTCTCTAGATAGATGTGCACCTAATGTTGCTACAACATTTGGAAATCCCGCCTGTGCAATAAGAATTGCATCAAATGATGATTCGCAAACAATTATCTTACCGCCATATTTCTTGGCAGAACTAAGATTAAATAAAGTTTTATTTCGTGGTAAATCCTGACTATTCTTAAAACGCTTGTCTTCAATAGATCGCCCAATAATTCCTACAGAAAGTCCATCTGGGGCTGTTAGGGGAACTGTAACCATATCTTGGTTTTCAGAGTATCCTAAATTAAAGGTTCTCATAGAGTCTTCATTAATTCCCCTGGATAAAAAGTACCCCCTTGCACGTTTATTTTGCCACAGGGCTTCTGAGAGCCTCTGAAGGGTATCTGAGGGGAATTCCACAAAGTCTGGTTTCTCATCTAGTATCTCTGACAAATCGTCTGAAATATTGCTTGTAGAGCCTTTATGAGCCAAAATAAAGCGTATAGCCTCAAAATCATTTCTATGGGTAGTCTCTTTGACTAAATCATTTAATGTACCCCTTGCCCCACAAGATGGATTAAAACAAAAATATAAGCCTTTTGTAAAATCTACTTCAAATGATGGGGTGTTCATATTAGAATGAAATGGACATAGGCATAAGAAGTGCCCTCCTGTAGTGCCCTCAATTTTTAAATTAAGGGCATGCAAAATAGTTCGGATATCCGACTTAGTATAACTTTCTGTCATTTTTACCTATCTAGGAATAAAATTTTGACCTGAGAAACCTTCTAGTTCCCAAGCTTTTCTCTTACCGACAAATACTCCATATAGTTCAAGATTGAAACCGTATTCATCTTTATCTGAATTATATCTTAAAGAAAATTGTATGTCAAGGTCTAATACTGGAACATACCCTTTTGAACGCATTTCGTCTGTGAGTAAGCGTTCATACATCTCTCGTAACCTAATGATGTCTGAATCATTCTTAATCACCCCGTTTATCCAAAATGGTTTAATATTCCGTTTTAACATTTTATTTCCCTTGATCTTTCTAATATTTTATCAGAAAGTAAGGGATTTACATAAATTAATCTAAAGGATTTTCGTAAAGTTCTTTGACAATTCCACGATTAATATCCCAATCTAGGAAAAAGTCAAACTCTGTACCGTGACGATTTTTACGACTTACAACTTCAATAATATTTGTATCTGGTGTACGATGCACAGCCATAGCCATATCTGCATCGTATTCAATTGCTTTTGACCATGCCACCTGTGATAGCAATGGTGGGCTATCCTGATTTGAAATATCATCCATTGTTGCTGCGGTAATATCAATAACTGGTATGTTATTTCGTACCGCCAAATTCTTAAACTCACGAGAAATATTCATATTACGCTCTGTGGGTGCTTTTGAGTTATTGGAATCTGAAAACAATTGATGATAATCTAAAATTACGATATCTGGCTTATGCTGGTCAATTTTAGCTTGAATTGTAGATGGAGTTACCTGACCTGTACCCTCGTTTGATACAAGAATAAATCCATTTGTATTATCAAATTTTTTCTTAGCCCAACTTCCAAAGTCATCTAGATTGATATTACCTTTGGAAAAATCTGATGCTTTAAATAAACCAGAACCTAACATTGTGTAGATACGGTCACGCATATTTTCTGGAGTCATCTCAAGTGACACAATCATTGGTTTAAATCCCTGCTCCCATGCTTTACAAGCAAGATAAGAACTCATCCATGTTTTACCACGACCAGCCCAACCAATCATAACAATTAAGTGACCTGGAGCCATACCTGTTGGATAGGCATAATCAATTGCTTTAAAGCCAGTTAAAATTCCTGGTGCTCCGCCCATTTCGGCAGATCGGTCACGGACTGATTTAATATGTTGCTCTGCAGATTCATAATCTGTGATATCTACATCTCGCACATTTGTAGTTAAGCGAGATAACTTAGTAATTTCTGACTGCAAATCTGAAATAACTCTTGATGCAGCATTTGTTTTTAAACTTGTTCCAGAACTTAGTAGCATGTTGCGTACTTGTGCTGTCAGGTAATCATTTTTTGCCTTATCCAAATAGTAAGCAGTTTCTCCCTTAACAACTACTGGTTCAAAATCTTGAAATTTTTCTTTCAATACTTCTGCATCTGGAACAGCACGAAACTTGTTGTAGTATGCTTTAAGTCCATTCCAAACATCTTTATGGGATACAAAAATGTCGTCTACATTTTCTGCAAGCACAGTAGAAATATCTTTAGTCTGACATATTGATGAAATTAATTCTGCTTCACTGTTCATTTTCTTCTACCATTCTTTTTGTTTGCTCAAGCAGTTTTGCTCGGCGATTTTTATCTTCTTGCAACTTTAACATACTTTCATCGATCTTGTCAAAGTTATTGTAAAACCATGCAAGTGGATGACCTGACTTAGATATTTGAAAATAATAATCTAAAATTTCTACAGCCCTGTCATATCCGACACTATCAATTACATCTTGCATTGCCCATTTTTCTCTATAACGATTCATAGTGGGTTTGCGACCATACTTAAGTTCAAACAGGTTTGTGTACTTGGTCACTAATGCGTGAGCAAGTTTAGCTGAGTCTTTAGTCATTATCTTTTATTAGCCTTTAGCTCTTCTTCAATTTCCGTCATTTTTTCAATTAATTTATTTTCAACAAATTCATAAACTCTATCTGTTGCTTCATTGGTGTTTTCTCCCTGACGGACAAAATCTTCTACACCTAAAGAAATACGAATACTTTCGTAATTTCCTAAATTGCGTACATACTGCAATTCAACCTTTACACTTGTGCTACTCATCTTCATCCCCTGTATCTAAAATATTAAAACCAAATCGTTTTTCTTTTTTCCCGTCTTTGGTTTCTTCTAACACACCATATAATAACATAAGTCGGTCTGATATGGCAAGCATATTTTCTAAATCATCTTTTTTCTTAGCAATCTTATAACTCTTTTCTAGAATTTTAATAGATAATTCTAGAAGAAGTGATGGCTTTTTTTCAACATTCATTTTACCACTCTGGTTGTTTCCATACTGGGACAAATTCGCCCTCTTCATTTTTAGCATATAAAACTTTTTCATTTCTCATCAAAGCTTCAAGTTCTGCTATGCTAGGGATATTACTTGGTGTAATAAGACCATCTTTTCTTGGTCTACCTCTGTGTACTGTCTTAAAAAATTCTTGCATTTCTCTTAGATCTTCTTCACTAAAGAAATATTTATTTGGTCTTTTTTGTCCATCTAGAGAGTATGTCTGTTTTGGCTTTCTTATTTCTCCTGACCGCCAATGTCTTTTTATCGTGTCAACGCTTCTATTTAACATCTTTGCTGCTTGAGAAACAGAATAAGCGTGTGTCCTATTTTTTTGAACATTTGTTAATGAATAGGCTACACGCTTTTCCTGCTCATAGTCCCATACAATGATAATGTCTTCTGCACGATTTTTGTGCAGGGCTTTATATAATTTGCCATCTAAGTAAAAATATAAGATTTTATCCCTAGTTTTTTTTCTTTTTCCATTAACCATTGTCCGAAACTATTCCCGTCTTTCTTGATCATCCAGCGTTTTCCGCAACAAATACAAAACAATTCAAGTCTTAGTCTTTGTGAGAAAACTCTGTCTATAAATACTCTTCCACTACAAGATTTACAAAACAATTAATTCTTTGCGGGGAGCAAGTTGAACTTGGTCAACCAGGCATCTACAGATGTATTCTGTAGAGCAAATCCGTAAATAAGTTGTGATGCTGCATAAATAGTGGTTGAGTTCTTAGCGATGCTCACAAGGTCTGCACTTCCATTTTTCTGGAAATAAGAACTTACTGCACCTGTTGCAATACTAAGTACTACTGAAATAAAGTGTGACTGCTTTGGTGTAAGATTAATTGTCTTTACCAATGATGTCACTAGAACTACTGCTAGTCCCAATACTGCAAAAAGCAGTGAATGTGTCTGAGTTGTTGTTAGACTCATTTTTTCTCCTTTGTTAGTTAGACAGAAAACTTTTTTCCGTCTATAAAGCAGGTATAATCAGGTGATACATGAATTAGTTGGATATGTGGATATATACCATTTTCAATATGAGCAATAGCAAATGCTTTTTGCCAATTGTGATTGTTAGTATACATCATACCTGAACTTTTTTCATCACACATATGACCAATTTCGTAGCCACGAAGTGTTTCACCTTTCCCGCCATTTCTTAATTCGTATGTATTGAAATACACACCTGCACGATGGGAGTGACCACGAATTAGTGATACCCCAAAGTTATCTACATCTTTACGAACTGACTCACCTGCATTTTGTGAAATGGCATTTCCATGATGAACATGGATATCTCCAAATCGTAATTTTGGTGGTTCATTGTAATAGATATAGTCATATCCCAAAGAATCCAGACCCCATAAAGTTTCTGGAGTCACCACCCCAATATGTTCTGGAAGTTTTGCATCAATGTAATCAAAGATACGGATATCATGATTTCCTAGTGCAGAAAACAATTGGGCTTTTTTTGCAACCTTGCGAGTTTGAGTATAAAACTCTCTTGCTAACTTTGCCTCATGCTCCATCAATGGAACAATTTGGTCTCCATTATTATCCTTATACATTTTAAGGAATTCTGCAGATCTACCGTCTGAGTATTTGCTATAACAAGCCTGGTCGTCTGTGTCGCCTAGATAATCTACTACATCTGGCTTAAACCACTTCATAACCTTAAACCACAATTCAATCATCTTATCATCCTGATAAGGGAATTGTTGGTCAGACGATATCATCCACTTAAGATCGTTTGTCATTTATATTACTTTCTGTTTGTGAGCTTTACTATGTTGCTCTCTTGTACATAGAAATAAATTTTCTATTCTATTGTCTTGCTTATTTTCATTTATATGATGTATAGTTTCCCATACTTCTAATATTCTGTCAAGTGTTTTTTCTAAAACAAGTCTGTGTTCATAATACCACCCGCCAAAATTTTTAGGATGTTCTGGAACTTTTACTAATACATATCCTTCTTTTGCTATCTTTGTTTCTCGTTTTGCCCAAGATTTTATTATCTTATAATTATGCATATCCGATAGCAATAATTTGTAAATTGACACCAACTTTATTTGTAGGTTTTATTTTAGATGCATTATTTAAGGCTTGTAAATATATATCTACTGAACCAGCATTGATTGTTAAACTATGAATAATTCCGTATTGTGAAGGTTTAGCACTTGATGCATTGTGATCTACAATTACAATCGGGGTATTGGTCATTGAATTAGGAAAATTTATTGTTACTTTTTCGGTACTACTTTGCATATTTACCGTATGCTTTCCAGCATAAATTTGAAGACCAGAATTACCATTTCCAGCAATTAATTGCATTCCTTGAGTACTGTCGAAAAAAAAGTTTTGTGCAGCTAATTCCGATTTAATATTAGCTATGTCAAGTTGAATATTATTCATATCGCTTGCGTCAAGCGTAAAGTTATCTGGCATTTAGTGTTTCTCCTTCTTTTTGAAAATCCGCCTCTTTTTTACTTACAAGAACTATATCATTCTTAGTAAAACCCAATGCTTTTAAATCATCTGGATCAACGACTAGATTTTTTTTATTATCTACTATAAGATATATTTTACCATTAGATATATCTTTTATCAAAGTCCCGTCTCTAAATCCAACAATACCTACAATTTTATAATTAGACATTGCTAATTCAGATGTTTCAGCTGTACGAAGTCTCCACGAGTCCCTCGCTCTATCAGATATGAATCTAAATCTTTTTTCGCCTTTAACATAAAAATATCCTTTTTCTGTTTTGGCTATCATTCCGCTAGGAACACGGGGAGTATAATTAACTCTTTGCCTTCTGAGCATCTACAAGTGCTCCCTGTAGTTCCTGAATACGCTGTTCACGAGCCTGAATTTCTTGTGTAGCCTGTGCTTTAAGTACGGCTAACTGTGTTTCATACTGGCTTGTAATCTGCCCAATACGATTTTGTAGTTCCTGCACTAGCAATTCTAGTGTGGGGTCATTTTGAAATTGTGACTGAATAGTCTGTTCTGACATTATATCTCCTTTATTTGTCTATGTAAGTATACTATTTATTTTCTAATAGTGCAAATCTTTTATTTAACTAGCCATAGCTCTACATTGTTTGATAAATCTTTTAACTTAATCCAATTTGGATTAACTGGTTGACCTTTTTTAAGTGGCAATTTACCCATCAATCCTACTGGTGTCCACTCTTTTCTGTTTTCTCTAGGAATATATTCTAAGTCTGGATTAAATTGTGGATTAATTAATGCTATAAGTTCTCCAGGATTTGAAGCAGTATTTATAATTCTACCAAATTCATCTTTTAAATATTTATTTTGCCAATATTCTTGAGCAGCATCTCCAATTACGGTTGGTTTATGAGAAATAATTCCAATAATTTGATTTAAATTGTCAGATGAAGTTGCTTGTCTAATTTTATCTCCGTCTAAAATTACGCTAAGTCCTATACGATCTTCATTGTTTAAATTACCATCTTTCCATTCAAAATATTCAGCATAGTCTGCACCTGCACCACTATATGCTCCATCTGCAAGAACTGCTCCATCACTTCTTACATAAAATTTTCTATTTGGAGTAGATAGTACATTTGAATATGCTGCTATGACAATATTTCCCGTAGCACTTGTAGGATTGTATTGTGTCATATAAGCTGCTCCTGTATAAAATCCTCCACCTTTAGCATAATTTGCTGATGATGATACTGTATATGCGCTTGCACCACCTGCAACAAATGTTCCCTGAGCGTATGTTGGTCCATAAATACTAAGATTTGGTGTACCAATATTTATATAACTATTTGCTGGAACTGTTGGTGAGCTATCCATTAAAATAAAATTATTAAATAAATTACCATCTGCACCCAAAAGGATGTAACCTGCTTGTGAATTTGGAGATAATGCTATTAATGGATCGGTGCCCACTAAGCTTTTATCTATTTGTCCTCCTTGTATAAATAAAGCTTCATATCCACTAAAACCTTGTAGGGCTGGATTTCCAGAAAATATATTTCCTAATTCTGATCCATTAATATCTGATAATCTGATAGCATCTGTTGAACCATCAATTGAAATATTATGAGATAAATTTGATGTTTTAAACAAGCCACCAGTTATTGATGCACCATAAATTGCTCCACCTGTAATAGATCCCGTTGCATTTATATTTCCACTAAATTGTCCACCTGAGGCGGTTATGTTTCCTGTTATGGATGCGTTGGTTGCTGTAAGTGCGCCAGCTTGCGTTACCTTAAACTGTGATGCAGACCCTAGTGCTAAACCATTATTGGAGTCTAGGTATATGTTGG